GTTTCGGATGCGGTCAGCCAGTCGATCACTGCCACTACGAACAGCAGCGGCAGGATCAGCTTCCAGATCACCAGCAGGGTTGCGGTGAGCATGGCGGTGGAGTGAGCGGGAGAGCCCCGGAGGGCTCAGGCGGGCAGATGCTGCTGCAGCTGGTGGATCCACATCTTGCGCTCTTCGAACGCTTGGATGCTTTGCAGATACCAGCCGCGATCGTTGTCGATCTTGGCCTGCTTGACCTGAACAGCAAACTCAGAAGCCTCGGCCTCGTAACGAGCGCTCAGGGCAGTCAGCTGATCCAGCATCTGAAGCGCAGCCTCTGGGCTGCCGAGTGGAGGACTGATCGCCTCCGGTCCCCTAAGTATGCACCGCCCACGGGTCACCCTGCGAGCCCTTGTGACAGTTCTTCACACTGCGTTGCTACCCACGGCCAGCTCCACCGGCACGCGCAGCACAGGCATGGACTTGCCGCGCCCACGCGACCAGCCGATCACCGCCACGCTCACGGGCAGTTCCACCGTGTACCAGACGTGCCCGCAACCCACGCACCGCCGTTGCCGTGTGATCTGATGCGATTCCTTGCCGTTGGTACACAGCGCTCTAATCTCATCACCACCGCAACGCGGGCAGTCCATAGGTATGCTTGGAATGTACACCGCCACGGTAGCACTATGAACTTCGGGCAGTGGATGGCGGTGAAGCTATCGCCAGAACAGCAGTTCGAGATCGAAAAACAAGCCCGCACCCTGCTGGCAAGCAAGGATGCAGGCGTTTTGGCTGCAGCTCTCCTCAAGCAGACTTGCTACCAGCAGCAGCTGCTGCAGCAGGCCGTCAACGAGATCGCTCGCCTTGAGTGCGAGCTGATGGGAAAGGGTTAAAACACGTTCACGACATAGCTTCGCTTGCCCTTTTCCCTGCTCAGCGGGCCGTTGCTAGTCGCCAGTGCGCCCAGTGCATCAGACAATGCAATCCGCCAGCGTGGTTTTTCGTCCGCTGACCAAACATGGTCGCTCGGCAAAAACCAGTTGCGCATAAGGGCTTCTTGGATGAACAGCGCCTCAAGCTGGACATAGCTCAGTTCAGCGCCAGCTGGAAAATGCGGAAGGATTTGCTTGCAAACAAACTCTCGATAATCAGCCGCAGTGTGCCTTGGTTGTGACACTGCAGGCGCCACAGGTGGCTCAGCTGGTTTTTGTGAAACCGGTTCAATCTCAAGCTGTTGCTCAGCCTGTGGCGCGTTTGTTTTGACAAACCGCGTGCGCTTGTGAGCTTTAATCAGCTCAATCGCAAGATCGCAATGCTCGTTACCATCCTCAAGCAGCGCGGTGATTGCTTCTGAAAGTCCCATGGTATGTTGGAGGTGAAGAAAGTAGGCGGCATCTGCCGCCTTTTTTTTAGAACAAATCGGTCCCGGTGATCTCGCTCACCACGCCGTCAGTCGCAGCTGCAAGGCTGGCGGCTGCGCTCTGAGCAGTGGCAGGCGGTACCCAGTCACGCGGCGGCTGGGCAACAGCGCTCACATACGCCAGCCCCTTCTGGCTGGTCTTTTTCCATCCGCTGATCGGCACCTGAACCGAGCCGTACTGATCCGGCGTCTGGCTGAGCACGAAAGCACAGAAGGCGTCTAGCTCTTCAGCTTTGACATTCAGCATTCCACTGAAATCGATCTTGCTCTCGGGCTTGGTGTTCTTAAAGATGCTCATGTTGATCTTGAAGGTCATGGGTGCTCGTGGGTAATGGTGTTGGCCTTTTCGTATTGCTCTACCTCGGCCAAGGGGTAGAGCACGAATCCAGGTGTGCGGAAATAGGTTGGACCTTTGCCCGCCTTGCGCCATCGCATCAGCGTGTCAGGGTGCAACCCCCATCGCTTCGCTAGTTGAGGCGCTGTCAAATACTCAGAACAACTCATCCTGATCAACCTCTTCTGTGACGACAACAGGCGTAGGAGCTGGTGCCGGTTGAGCAATGGCAGCATTCAGATCCGCCACGCTGGTCTCGGTCACCGTGACGGGCTCCACGTCGACCACCTCCTCTTGGCTTTGCATCCCAAGCAGCAGATCGCTGGCATACAGACGGCCCCAAAAGGCCGCAGCCCGATAACGGATCATGATCTCTGGCATGGTCTGCCACTTGCTGCCGCTCTTGGTGGCCCATCCTTCTTTCTTGGCCATCGCCATCGTGATGGTTGGACCCTTCAGCTCCTGCTGGCTAGCCAAATCGGTCGCGACCGCATAGCAGGCCAGGCTGTCGCTTTCTCCGCTGATCTCAAACCGCAATGGGCTGAACCGGCCGCAGCCATTGACCATCGCAATGATGAAACTGCTGCTCCAACTGGGGCGGCCGTGGATCACGTGCAGGTGCTGCATTGCCAAGAAGGGGCTGATGCCCATCCGGTTGGCGATCTCAAGCGCTACCAGGCAGTTGGCAAAACCCTGCTGCCCTTGGAACTGAGGCGGGATGAGCGTGCTGCTGGCCAGTGCCTTGGCGATCCGTTGGGCATCCTCGAATGCTTGGATGCCGCTAAACACTGAGCCACCGGGCTGCGTGGTGGCTAGGGCTGTGGTCTGTTCCATCAGTAGGTTTCGATTTCGGTGGTCTGCTGTTGCTGGCCGGCCTGGCCGGTCATCCATGCCGGCAGGCTGATGGTCTCGATCTGATCGCTGTAGCTCGGCCAGTGATCAGCGGCCTTGCAAACCGCCAATTTCGCCAAATCGCGCATCGCCTGATCGTGACCGCGCTCGATCATTTCCGCATCGGCGGCGTAGACGGCGCAGGCGTAAGGCGCAGTGGATTCCACACAGATGAAGATGAACTGATCGGGCCGGCGCCCGGTGGCCTGTTCAAGCCCGTGCAGATACCAAGCGGCCTGCTTCTGGTACGAGAAGTTGGCGATGCTCTGTTTGAAGCCACGCGGGCTTGCATCCTTGGTGGTTTTGAGATCCACCATGATGCTGCCGTCGTCCATCAGCCAATCCGGGCGGCATTTGCACTCAAGCCCGGTGCTGGCGTCCGTCCACATGTGCGTGGTTTCGGCCTTGCCCGGCAGGCCCAGCAGCATTGCTGCAGCAGGGTGACGCAGCACTGCGCGACCCATCGCCATGACCTGCGCGGCATCGTCGGCGGTGATCACGGCTTTGCCGATTGAGCTGGCCTCAAATGCTGCCCACTGTTCGCGGCCTTCCTTGGTGCGGCGGTTGATGTCACTGGGCGCCACAGCAATCTCCTCATCCCACCTGCTCAGCTCAAGCACGTGCGTGTGCAGCGCAGTGCCAAGACGCATCTGCGGGCTGGGCTCTGGCGCCACCCGATTGGGGTCCAGATACCGCGCCCAATAGTGCAGCGGTGATCTCGCGATGAGATCCAGATGAGACTTTGAGACAGCGGGATGCGCGTGATACGCGGTGTTGTCCATAGATGGTGGCAACTGCAGGTATTGTGGCCAGATGCGGCCAATACGTCAAGATGCAGCTACGCGGTTATCAGCAGCAGGCAATCGATAGCCTTCGCTCCGCCATGCAGCAAGGTGCTCGATCGCCGCTGCTATGCCTGCCCACCGGCGGCGGTAAAACCGTGATCCTGGCCACCATCGCTGCACAAGCTGCAGCGCGTGGCCGACAGGTGCTGATCTTGGTGCATCGGCGCGAGCTGATCCATCAGACCGCCAGCAAGCTGCAATGGGCTGGCCTCGATCACGGCATCATCGCCGCTGGCCATCCCGCATCCGATCACGCGGTGCAGATCGCATCGGTGCAAACGCTCGTGCGGCGCCTGTCGCGCATGGCATGGCAGCCATCGCTCGTGATCATCGATGAGGCCCACCACGCAGCAGCTGGCAGCTGGCGCCAGATCCTGAACCACTGGCCTGATGCTTACCGCCTAGGCGTCACAGCCACACCATGCCGGCTCGATGGCCGCGGCCTCAGCGAGGCATTCGATCATCTGGTGATGGGGCCCAGCGTTGCTGATCTCGTGTTCTGGGGATTCCTATCCCCGGTCCGCATCTATGCGCCGCCAGTGGTGGCTGATCTGTCCGGCATCCGACGCCGCGCTGGTGACTACGCCAACGATCAGGCAGCAGCTGCTATGGATCGGCCAACAGTCACCGGTGATGCCATCGCGCACTATCAGCGCCTAGCCGCTGGGCAGCAGGCCATCGCGTTCTGCTGCAATGTGGCCCATGCTGTCTCGGTGTGCGACGCATTTAAGACCGCAGGTATTGGCACCGAACTGTTGCTAGGTAATACTCCAGACCGCGAGCAGGTGGTAGCCGCCTTCGCCGCGCGTCGGATCCGCATTCTCGTCACTGTCGACGTGGTAAGCGAGGGTTTCGATGTGCCAGCTGCTAGCTGCGCCATCCTGCTCAGGCCAACCCAATCACTGGGCCTCTACCTGCAGCAGGCGGGGCGTGTGCTGCGCCCTGCGCCAGGTAAGGATGCAGCCCTCATACTTGACCATGTTGGCAATGTCACCCGGCATGGATTTCCCGATGATCCGCGGGAGTGGTCGCTAGCCGAGGGCATCGTGCGCGGCGGCCGCGGCACCGCAGCACCATCGGTGCGCACATGCCCTGAGTGCTACGCCGCGTTCAAGCCAGCACCGATCTGCCCGGTTTGTGGTGCGCAGTGTGCGCCGGTGAAATCACGCGCGATCCGCCAACTCATGGGCGAACTGAAAGAACTGAAGCGCGAATCAGTCCAGCAACGCATCGCAGATCGCGACAGGGCCAAACGTGAGCGCCAAGCAGCCCGCACACTGCCCGAACTCCTCGCCTTAGCCAAAGTGCGCGGCTACAGTCCCGGCGGGGCGTATCGGATCCATCAGGCACGTGGCCAACGCTGAGACGGATCTACAGCAACGCATCCGCCTTGCACTCGGCACCCGCTCTGATCTCCGCCTCTTCCGCAATCAAGTCGGCAGCCTCCCCGATCCACGCACCGGCCGGCTCGTCACATTCGGCCTGGCCAAGGGCTCCGCTGATCTGATCGGCTGGCGCACCGTGGTGGTCACCCCCGAGATGGTCGGGCAGCGTATTGCAGTGTTCACGTCGCTCGAGATCAAGACCCCCTCAGGCCGCGTTGCACCTGCTCAACAGCATTGGCTGCAGGCCGTGCGCACAGCTGGTGGCATTGCTGGCATCGCACGCTCAGTTCGAGACTCAGAAGACATCGTGAGATCAGCTGCCAACCTGCCAACCCTTCTGCCAAACTCTGACGGCTTATAGGTCTATGGATGTCCAGCCAGCCTCTCCTCCAGCAGCTCTCCCAACTCCCCTCTAAATGGGCTCTCGTCGCAGTCGGCAACGACAAGCGCCCCTATCAGCCCGAATGGCAGAAGCACCCCATCAGCCGTAGCGATCTCACCGCTGAGATCCAGGCCGGCCGGGCCGTAGCAATCGGCGTCATCGCAGGCCCGCAATCTGGCGGCCTGCTGTTCGTCGATCACGATGGCCTCGGCGCATCCGAAGTGCTCGAGCAGATCGGCGCACCACTGCGTGACCTCCCCAAGTCCTGGGCCGTCACATCAGGCCGTGATGGCCGCGTGCAGATCATCTACCAAGTCCCGGAACCCTTCTGGGCCACCATTAAAACCACCAAGCTGCGCAGCAGCATCAAAGGCGAGCAACTAGAGCTGCGCTGGGCTGGCTGCCAATCCGTTGTCGCTGGCGCTCACCCCATAACGGGCGCCTATCGCTGGCTTAAAGGCCGCGGCCCTGGTGAGCTACCCCTTGCTGATGCGCCATCACTGCTCCTGCAGCAGATGCAGCGCCACAAGCCTGATCCGGCTCCACTGCTGCGCCTGCCCGAAACCGACAGCACCCGTGCCCGCGATTTCCTGCAGCGCATCCCAGCAGCTAATGCCGACGACTACGACACATGGGTCAAGGTCGGCATGGCGCTCCACAGCACCGGCGACGATTCCCTTCTTTCCGACTGGATCAGCTGGTCTGCTACCTCTGGCAAGTTCCAGCCCGGCATCTGCGAGGCGAAATGGCGCACCTTTAACGCTGCAGCTGGTGGTGTCTCCCTAGGCACCCTTGCCCATCTAGCTGGCTACGAAAAAAGCCGCCCGTCTCCAGCCGAGCGGCCCGTCGTCCAGCCACAGGAGCGCAGCACGGCACAGCCTACAGCTCGCCCAGACAAGCTCCTGAAACTCGAGTCCAATGAGCTGCTCACCCTTCTGCGCCAGCAGCTAGGCGAACGCCTGCGCTGGAACCTCTTCACCAAAACCATCGAGCTAGACGAAAAGCCCCTCGAGCACATCGAGCACTTCTACCTGCAGATGGCGCAGGAAGGCGTCAAGGTCACTAAAGACCTCGCAGCCGATGCCGTTCACGTCGTCGCCCTAGAGAACCCACACGACCCCGTGCGGAACTACCTCGAGCACGTCGCTGATCACGTTCCACCAGCAGCTATCGATCACCTCGCCACCGCTTACCTGCGGCCGAACGATCAGCCCGGCACCCTTTATGACGCCATGCTCAAGGCCACGCTGATCGCAGCTGTGCGCCGCATCTTCGAGCCCGGCTGCAAGCACGATTCAGCTTGCGTGCTCATGGGGCCACAAGGCTGCGGCAAGTCCACCTTCTGGCGCAACCTCGGCGGCCTCTGGTTCAGCGATGCCCTCCGTGACATCGCCTCGAAAGACGACCTGATGGTGCTGCACCGTTCCTGGCTCATGGAGTGGGCCGAGCTGGATCACATCACCGGGCGCAAGCACGCCGGTCAGGTGAAAGCCTTCCTCACCCAACAGACCGACATGTTTCGCGCGCCATACCAACGCACTACAGAGGCATTCCCGCGTCGCTCGATCATCGTCGGCTCCACCAACCGGGATACGGGCTTCTTGGTTGATGACACCGGCAACCGCCGCTTCTGGGTCATCCCTGTGACCGCAGCACCCCACATCCCTGTCGATGGCCTACTGCTTGAGCGCGATGCCATCTGGTCAGCTGCTGTCGCTGCCTATCGCAAAGGCCAGCCCAACCACCTTGCCGCTGAACACGCCGCACAGGTCGATCGTGAGAACGAGTCCTATTTGGTGGACAGCCCATGGAAGGCTGCCATCGAGACCTGGCTCAACCAACCTGTCAACCATGGTCGGCACATTACCTCAGAGCTGCTTTTGACCGAGGCAATCGGCAAGCCGGTCGAGCGCCAGGGCAGAGCCGATCAGATGCAGGTCGCCTCGATCTTGCGCGAAATGGGCTTTCAAAAGTCTCGGCAATGGTTGGAAGGTCGGATGAAATGGGTCTATTGCCAACCTCGCTGAGCAGGTTGGATGACTGAAATCCCTTCTGCCCCAAGCCCTTTACTAACCTTACTAACCTTCTAACCTTAGTAATAAAGTAATAGAAGGGGAGAAGGGCAGAGGGAAAAAGGAGCTATAGGGGCAAGGTTGCCCAGGTTGGCAGGTCGACAGTGACCAGCTCACCCGATTTCGATCGCCTCAACCCTGCCTTCGGCCTACCCTTGGCCCATGGCGACCCTCACCCTCGACATCAAGTCAGAGCTGCCCAAGGCCATCCGGTGGACCGACCAGATGACCAAGCAGCTGCCTTTCGCCATCAGCCAGGCGCTCAACAGCACGGGCTTTGACATCCGCACGTCGCTCAAGGGCGCATCACGCCAATACTTCGACAACCCCACCCCGTTTATCCAAAACGCATGGCGGGTGGACAAGAGCAACAAGCGCACCCTTGTGGTGACCGTCTTCCCTGAGGCCAAGCGTGAGCCCTATCTGCGCGCCAACATCACAGGCGGCAGACGTGGCACAAAGCCATTTGAGGCCAAGTTTCTAGGCCAAGCCAGCAGCGCCATCCCGAGCGACAGCAAGCTCATACCCGCAGCCATCCGACGCAATGCTGCAGGAAACGTGTCTCTGAGCGCCTTGAAGCGCATTCAGCAGCAGATCGGGCAGCCAGGGCGCAACGGGGTGTTTGTGGGCACTCCACCGGGCACGCAGCGGCCTCCTGGCGTGTATCAGCGCATGGCACGAGGGAAGCTCAAGCCCCTGTTCATCGCCGTGCCATCCGCCACCTATCGGCCGATCTTCCCCATCGCCGACATCGGCACCAAGGTGGCCGAGCGGCGCTTCGGCATCTACCTGCGCAGCAGCCTAGAGAAGGCTGTCGCATCGGCCAAGTGACAGCACATCACGCAAGCGTTGTGGGCGCACAGGGGTAATGGCCGAGATCCCCTGCGCCGCAACGGGTTTTGCGGGTCCCTCCGGCCCAAAAGCTCGGGGGTGATCGCAGACCCCACGGAAGGGCTAGCGTGAGAAAAATCAAACCGCCCTACTGAGAAAGGTTCGCAATAACGCATGACGGCAGACGCCAGCCTCACGATCGCAATGGCCAAGCGCATCGAGCTGTGGCCGTTAGAGCGGCTAAAGCCCTACGACCGCAACGCAAGGACCCATAGCGCGGAGCAGGTCGCGCAGATCGCGGCGTCGATCGTTGAGTTCGGCTTCACCAACCCGATCCTGGTGGACAGCCACGACGGGATCATCGCCGGCCATGGCCGGCTGATGGCTGCGCAGGAGCTGGGGCTGAAAACCGTGCCGGTGGTGGTGCTCGACCACCTCAGCGAGCGCCAGCGCAAGGCCTACATCCTCGCGGACAACCAGCTGGCGCTGAACGCGGGCTGGGACACAGACCTGCTGCGCGCTGAGCTGCAAGACCTAGAGGAGCAGGACTTCGATCTCAGCCTGATCGGCTTCAGCGATGACGAGCTGGCCGACCTGCTGCCGGACATCGAGGAGCTGGCGCCCGAGGAGTTGGGCGATGCTGACGCGGTGCCCGAGCCGCCGGCTGATCCCGTCACCAATTCGGGAGACGTGTGGCTGCTGGGAAAGCATCGGTTGATGTGCGGGGATAGCACATCGCTGACGGAGGTGGAGCGGTTGATGGCTGGCGAGAAGGCGGACATGGTGTTCACCGATCCGCCGTATGGCGTGGCATACGAGGGCGGCCACAATGACAAGAAGCGACAGCAAATCCAGAACGATGCGCTTGAAGGCGAAGATCTGACCTCGCTGTTTTACGGCGCACTGACTGCGGCGATCACCGTGACCGCAGACCATGCGCCGTTCTATGTGTGGTTCGCATCCGGCAAAAGTGTTGAGACATTTGCGGCGTTTGCCGACCTGCCGCTAAAGCTGCGCGCGGTGATCCAGTGGTACAAGGTTCGCTCCGGCTTGGGCGCCTTCATGTCTCAGTACATCCCCAACTGCGAACCCTGCATCTATGCCTACAAGGTTGGTTGCTCCCCACAGTGGTATGGACCGACAGACGAGAAGACCGTGTGGGAGTTGCAGAAAGAATCGCGCAATGATTTCCACCCGACGCAGAAACCTGTCGAGTTGCCTGAGCGCGCTATCAGCAATAGCAGCAAGAAAGGCCAGCTGGTGCTCGACCTGTTTGGCGGTTCTGGTAGCACGTTGATTGCCTGCGAGAAGACCGGCCGCAAGGCGCGGCTGATGGAGTTGGACCCTCGCTACTGCGACGTGATCGTGCAGCGATGGCAGGCGTTCACGGGCAAGCGCGCCACGCTCGAGGCGACGGGCGAGAAGTTCCCTGAGGACGCTGCATGAACCTGCTTCAGTACGCAACGGATCGCGGTGTTGAATACACGCAGCTGAGCAAGTGGGCTGGGCAGGGTCGGTTCACAAGCGATGCGCTGCGGAAGGAGAAGCGCAGCTGGGTGGTGGCCGATCCGCAGGAGCTGGACCGGCAGGTGGCGGCGGCCAAGGCGCCAGACCGCGGTGGCCGTGGCGGGGCACCGGCGATCGACCAGGCACTGGTGCAGCAGCAGAACCAAGCATCATCGATCCCATCGTTTGCGCAGTCGCGGGCGATCCGTGAGGCGTATGCGGCGCGGCTGACGCGGTTGGAGTTTGACCAGCGCAGCGCCAAGTTGGTGGACAAGGCCGAGCTGAAGATGCGGCTGGCCAAGCTGCACATGGCGGTGCGCGACAGCCTGCGCACGATCCCCGACCGTGTGGCGCCTATCGTGGCGGCCGAGACCGATCAGGCAAAGATCCACGCAATGCTTCTGAAGGAGATCGGGCAAGCCTTGGAGGGCTTGGGTAGTGCCATCAGCGATTGACGAGCTGCTTCAGGTCTGCCGCGATGCGCTGCGGTTCGAGGCTGATCTGACGGTGAGCCAGTGGGCTGATGCGCATCGGGTGTTATCCGGCAAGGCCAGCGCTGAGCCGGGACCGTGGCGGACGGACCGCACGCCGTACCTCAAGGATGTGATGGACTGCCTGAGCACGACCAGCCCGATCCAAAGGGGGGTGCTGATGGCTGGTGCACAGTTGGGCAAGACGGAAGGCGGCGCCAACTGGCTGGGCTATGTGATCGACCACGCGCCAGGGCCGATGCTGATGGTGCAGCCGACCGTGGACATGGCAAAGCGGCTTAGCAAACAGCGACTCGAGAGCCTGATTACTGAGACGCCAGTGCTGTCGGAGAAGATCGCGCCAGCCAGGAGCCGGGACTCCGGGAACACGATGTTCAGCAAAGAGTTTCCAGCCGGGATGATGATTCTGACCGGTGCGAACAGCGCAACTGGTCTGCGCTCAACGCCGTGCCGGTACATCTTCCTCGATGAGGTTGACGCCTTCCCGAGCGATGTGGATGGCGAGGGCGACCCGGTAACACTGGCCGAGCGGCGAAGCACCACGTTTAGCCGGCGCAAGATCTTCATGACCAGCACGCCGACCGTAAAGGACTTCAGCCGGATCGAGTCTGAGTATTTGCTGAGCGACCAGCGGCGCTACTTCGTGCCGTGCCCGAGCTGTGGCGCAATGCAGTGGCTGAAATGGCCGCAGCTGAAGTACCAAGACAATGAGCCGAGCACGGTGCGCTACGAGTGTGAGGCTTGTTGCGAACGATTCTCAGAAAGCCACAAGACGCGGATGCTGACGGCCGGCGAGTGGCGCGCGACGGCACCGGGTGATGGCAAGACGGCAGGATTCCACATCTCATCGCTCTACAGCCCGCTCGGCTGGAAAAGCTGGGAGGAGGTGGTGGAGGACTTCCTGCGCTCCAAGGGCGATGCACCGCGGCTGAAGACGTGGGTCAACACGGTGCTCGGCGAGACGTGGGAGGAGGACTACGCGAGCAAAGTGAGCGCCGATGCGCTGCTGGAGCGCTGCGAGGCGTATCCGCAGGGCAGGCTGCCGGAGGGTGTGCTGGCGGTGACGATCGGCGTGGACGTGCAGGGTGGTGGCGGATCAGCCGGTGACCGGATCGCGGTGAGCGTGTGGGGTTGGGGCCGCGGCGAGGAGGGCTGGCTGATTGACCACCAAGAGATTGCGGGCGACCCGTGCCAGGCGGAGGTGTGGAAGCAGCTGGATCTGCTGGTGTTGCACGAATGGGAGCACGCAGGTGGCGGCAAGCTGCGGGCGGATGTGGTGGCGGTGGACTCTGGCGGTCATGCGACCGCGGAGGTTTACCAGTACGCGCGGGAGCGGCAAGGTGCTGGCGTGATTGCGATCAAGGGTCAGAGCCAGCGTGGCAAGCCGCCGATTGGCAAGCCAAGCAAGGTGGACATCAACGCCAAGGGGCAGACGCTGAAGCGCGGCGCGCAGGTGTGGCCGGTGGGTGGTGACACGATCAAGACCACGCTGTTCGGCAGGTTGAAGCACAACGAACCCGGCGAGGGCTACCTGCACTTCCATGCGCAGACGGGCGGGGAGTATTTCGAGCAGCTGACGGCTGAGAAGCAGGCGCTGCGGTACGTGAAGGGCTTTCCCGTGAGGGAATGGGTGAAGAAGCCAAGCGCCCGTAACGAGGCTTTGGATTGCTTGGTCTATGCGTATGCCGGATTGAATCGGCTCTATTCGCGGTATGACCGCAGAACAATCTGGGATCAGCTGGAAGCAAGGCTCGAGAACGGTCGCGCATCGGCGCGTAAGCCGCGCCTAAGATCGGAGAGAGCACCGCAGCGCTCGGCGTTTATCAGCAATTGGTGAGGCCGTGAACATTCCCGCCCAGATCAGAGCCGGCGACACGGTGACGTGGCGGGATGAGGCTGCAAGTGACAACCTTGGCAATGCAGTCACCAGCGCTACCTGGACGCTGACTTACTACTTGCGCACCAATACGGGAAACGAAGGCGCGACGGTGGTCGGGACTGCTTATGGACAGGGATGGCAGCTGACAATCCCTGCAGCTACTAGCGCTGGTTTTGATGCGGGGCAGTGGTATTGGCAGGCGTTGGCGACGAGCGGCAGCGACAAGCTAACGATTGGATCAGGACAGCTGCAGGTGCTGGCATCTTTGAGCTATGCCGGCACGCCTGGCGCATTTGATGGACGCACGCAGGCGCAGAAGGATCTTGAAGCAGTGCAGGCTGCGATGCGCGCGATCGTGTCGGGTGGCGCTGTGGCTGAGTACAGCATCGGCACTAGGCGCCTGAAGAAGATGGAGATGGCAGATCTGATTCAGCTGGAGAGCAAGCTGAAGGCGGAAGTCAAGCGCGAGCAAGCGGCCACAATGGTGGCTAATGGGCTTGGAAGCCCGCACAACCTGTTCGTGAGGTTCTGATGGGCGTCCGCAGCGCAATCATGGGCTGGCTGCAGCGCGGCACGCCGGAACCGATCAAGGCACCGCGCCGGCGGATGTATGAGGGTGCGAAGTTCAGCCGACTGACGGCGGACTGGGTGACTGGCAACACCAGCGCTGACAGCGAAGTGTATGGGTCAGCGCAGAAGCTGCGCGATCGTGCGCGTCAGCTGTGCCGCGATAACGACTACGCCCGGCAGGCACTGCGTGCGATTGAGGGCAACGTGGTCGGCCAAGGCATTCCGTTTCAGTCGCAGGTGCGGATGCTGCGCGGCGGGCGGCTCGATAAGACCGTGAACGATCAGATTGAGAACGCTTGGAAGCAGTGGACGAAGGCGAAGCATTGCCACACCGGCGGCAAGTTGACGTTTCACGATGTCGAGCGGCTGGCGGTTCGCAGCGTGGCGGAATCTGGCGAGGTGTTCGTGCGGCTGGTGAAGCAATCGTTCGGTGGCTCCGCGGTACCGCTAGCGCTGGAGGTGCTTGAGGCTGATTTGCTGGATGACGGGCTGAACGGCCGTAGTCAACAGGGCAATGAGATCCGTATGGGCGTGGAGGTGGATACCTGGGGCCGGCCGGTGGCGTATCACTTCTTGGCGTATCACCCCGGCGACTATCAGTTCAGTAACCAGCAGATCAGCACGCAGCGTCACAAGCGCGTGCCTGCTGATGAGGTGATCCACCTGTATCGGATGGACCGGCCGGGGCAGACGCGGGGCATCACTTGGATGGCCAGCGCGATCCAGCGGCTGCATCACCTGCAGGGGTATGAGCAGGCGGAGATTGTGCGCGCACGTGCCAGCTCGGCTCTGATGGGGTTCATCACTAGCCCTGAGGGTGAGCTGATGGGTGATGAGGTGATGGAAGGTGAGCGGGTGTCGTCGTTCGAGCCGGGCGTGTTCAAGTATCTGGCGCCGGGCGAAAGCGTGCCGGTGCCGCAGCTTGATGCACCTGATGGGCAGTTCGAGCCGTTCCTGCGCGCGATGCTGCGCGCGATGGCGGCCGGCATCGGCTGCAGCTACGAAACCGTGAGCCGCGACTTCAGCCAGACCAACTACAGCAGCAGCAGGCTGAGCCTGCTTGAGGCTCGCGACCATTGGCGGATTCTGCAGAACTGGCTGGTTGAGAACCTGCACCAGCGGGTGTTCGACGTGTGGCTCGACATGGCGGTGTTGAGCGGTGCGCTGCCGCTGGCCAACTATGAAATGGGCGCCGATCGCTACAAGGCTGTGCGCTGGATGCCACGCGGCTGGGCGTGGGTGGATCCGGGCAAGGAGGTGGAGGCTTACAAGGAGGCCGTGCGCTGCGGCTTCAAGACGTTGGCCGAGGTGGTGGCTGAGCAAGGCGGCGACCTTGAGGAGCTAATGCAAGGCCGCCGGCAAGAGCTGGATGTGGCGGCTGATCTCGATCTGAAGTTCGACACCGACCCCGGCTCTGACCCCGCACCGGCTGCACCCACATCGGCTGCTGCTGCACCGGCGGACGATAATGATGACGACAACCCGGACACCACCGATGGATCTATCGCGTGACCTAGAAGGGCAACTGTTGAAACGCTCTGAGGTTGCTGACTTCCAGGTCAGCGAAGACGAGCGGTCGATTGAGTTCCCTTTCTCAAGCGAGTTCCCTGTGGCTCGCTACTTCGGCAATGAGGTGCTGAGCCATGAACGCGGCGCCGCTGACCTTGGCCGGCTGAATGATGCAGCCCCGGTGCTGTTTAACCACGACCCGAACAAAGTGATCGGTGTGGTTGAGCGCGCTTGGATCGATGACAAGGACAAGCGCGGCTATGTGAACGTGCGGTTCAGCAAAAATGCGTTCGCGCAGGAAGTGCTGGCTGACGTTCGTGATGGCGTGCTGCGGAACGTGTCGTTTGGCTATGCCATCAACGACATGGAACAACGCGGCGATGACTTCGTGGCGACTCGTTGGAGTCCCTACGAAGTGAGCGTGGTTAGCATACCTGCAGACCCAACGGTCGGCGTCGGGCGTGCTCTCGACGCTCAACCTGCGGCCTCCGCCGCATCACAACCCCCCGAAACTGAACCTGAGGTTCCGATGGAAAACACCCCCGACATCTCGGCGGTGCGGGCTGAAGCGGCTCAAGAAGCTGCCAAGGCTGAGCGCGCCCGTATCTCCGGC